TTTTTCTTACTTTGTCCAATATTTAATTTTTTATTTTTAAACTCACGCATTACCTTGCTGATTTTACCACGTTTTTTATCAGTTGTTTTTGAGAGTTGTTGTCTTGATATGGCCATTAAACTAATTGGTTAACTAAATATTCTGCCATGTCCGCTGGATAACCAGCCTTCATAAAATCTTCGTAACGTTGTAATTTTATAGTGTCACCATCAAACAATTGCACAGGCACTGTTTGTTGTGGTATTTGCGCTATCATTCTTTCGTCTGCTCTGCCTCCTCTATCTGGACCCATATCTGGTGCCGGGCCCATATCTACATTCATACCTAGTGCGCTTGCAATACCAAGTCCTAGACCAATGGGAAGTCCCGTTACTGCACTCATTACTGCTAAAGCCGGATTAAAAGCAAACTTACTTACGTCTTTTCCATAGTCTAGAAGACCTTTTTTTGGCTCGTCCTCAACCATAGTGTCAGTGGTTGGATCTCCTTTTAAATTTGATTTGTCACCTTGTTGTGGACCCAATCCCATTCCTTTGGCAACACCCGCACTAATTCCTGCTCCTGCACCTTGATCAGCACTACCAGCTCCAGCGTCCATGCCTCCACCATATTGAAAACCCATTCTACCACCTTGAGCAGCCATTTGTCTCATGTATAGGTTCATTAATGGGTTCATTCTTGCTCCACCATGGTTGCTTTCATTTGTTTTATGCCGTCTTTTGCAAGTGATACAGAGGCTCTGAGTTTTGCGTGGTTGTCGTCTTGTTGAAGTTTATCTTCTGACATTTGACGATTAGAAACAAGTCTAAGAGCTTCCATTTCTGCTTTTTGTTCGCCTTCTTCTTTTTTTCTCTCTTCTTCTTTTGCCTTAAGTTGTATTTCTTCGTTCTTTAACTTGAGTAATGGGTCATTATCAATCTGATTAAGCACTTTTTTCTCTTCTTCAAGGTATTCTGCCATGATTTCAGCGATTAATTGTGCTTTTCTGGACTCCATAGTCTGTGTTATTGACTGCATTTGCTTTTGCATGGCCATAAACTGTGGATTTTGTGGATTTGGAGGTCCCATTTGTTTTAATTGAGCTGTCATTTGTTGTATTTCTTGTATTTCTTCCTTAAATTCTAGCTGAATTTGTTCTTGTCCCATTAAAGTTATGTGTTCAAGTATATTTTTTTGCAATAACCCCAAAACTTGTGGGTTTGTTCGTGCAATCATTGTACCCATGAAGCTTAAATGTGCATCCATGTGCGCTTTGTGGTCTTGTCCAGGGAATGCTTTGAATTCTTTGCCAGCCAAAGCCATCATGTTCTCCATTGCAGGGTCCATTGGCTGTGGTGGTTGTTTCTTTTTTAAAATTAAATCGACATCTTTAACACCCAACGCTTCGTACATGTCACGATACGCTTGATACATGTTATGCATCTTTGGATTAGACATTGCAAGTTGCAGTTGTGTTTGTGCAACACTGATTCTTTGTGTCTGTGAGAATATGTTTGGATCTGCTACAGGTACAATATCAATCTTGTCGTCAAAGTCTGATTGTTTTATTTGTCTTTGTCCACCAATGACATCATATGGATAAACAGGTGGCATGTATGTTTTAAATGTGTTTGCAAGCAACATAAATTCTTGTTTCATTGCTTGATATAATCTTTTATGTATTGCAGACATAACCCGCGATCCACGCTCCAAGAGCGCTACAGTCGTGCCCACTGCTGCACTTTGATTACCATCGCCCACTTGCATATCAGCGATAGACGCGAAGCGTTGGCCCGCGCCCACAACAACATCCATCAATTGAAGTAATGTTGCGTTTGGACCTTTGAATGGTAAAGGCATGAAAGCGTCACTAAGGTTTCCTCCAGGGGCATCAACGTCACGGAACTCGCCCGGCTGCAACGGTTGAGCTTCGTCACGAACTCTGATGCCTCGCATCTTGAATCCGGCTGGTAAGTTTGACAAGGTGCCGGCGTCTAGTAATTGTCTAAGCGCTGCAGTTGCAGTTCTAGACAAGCCGCCGATCATGTGGATTAGGCCAAATCCGTAGAAGCCTAGTCCTGGTAGGAATTTGAAATGCACAAAATAATCTCTTCTCTTTTTTCTTGGGTCTTGTGCGTCGAAGTTTCTGCGAATAGCAAGCACGGTCCCCGTTCCTTCATCCACAGTTACAATGTAAGGTAGCTTTAATCCTGTTTGTTCGCCATCTGTGCCCACATCATTGAAGCCATCTAGATCTAAATCGCAATGTGCTTCGAGGAGCGTGTATATCTCATCTTGGCTCGTTGATGAGCCGCTAATGTTATCTTTTTTCTCTTTAACTTCTGATGGGCTATATAAGCTATCAACGAGGTCCACGTCTTTATAAAAACCGGATAACTGATATTTTAAAATATCATTGCCTGTCATTTTAATTGAATGAATAATAGACTCTGCATCGTCCAGTGATGTTGCAGCGTATGGTACATACAAATCTTCAGCAGGTATGTATTTAGATACGCAACGATTAAGCAAAGAATCAAAATAAACTTTTTTAAATGTAGAACCTGATAAAGGTAAATTAAATAACATTTGATCAAACTCTGGTTCGTACTCTTTCATCTCAACCATAAGTTGATAATTCATAAACTCTTTTACACGTTCTGATTGGTCTTCTTTTTCCTGATTAACTTTTCCAATAATTTGTGTTCTAACCGGTCCTGATGCTGGTAATAGTTCTTTGTATGCTAATGCTTGAAACTGTGTAACAGCTTCAGCTAATACAGGGTGTGTTGCACCAGATGCACCTTGGAATGGTTCTGATCTGTTTTCGTATTTAAAACCTAATAGGTCTAGTCCTTTGACATACGTATCTTCCCACTCTGATCGTGAGGATTTGTAGTCAGAATAATTTTCAATAATTTGTGATCCAACTTCTTTTAAAATATCATCGTCTAAAAAGTCTGCTAGATTTTCTTCGTGGTTCTGTCCACCTTGTCCAACGACAGCTTGTGGGTCAAAGTTTATTTCTGCACCACCGTCTTCTGTTCTTGTAATCTCTATCGGGTCTTGCGACTGTTGTGCCAACTGTTCTTGTAAATCATCAAGCTGATCTCTCTTGCTTGGAGATTTTACTGTTGTTCTAACATTTGGTAATGATTTTTCAATTCCCATTATTTTTCCTTCCTTTTAAATAGTGATCCAACTCCGCCGCCTTTTGAAAACATACTAAAGCCTTCTCTAATCGCCATATCGACATCAACGTCTGAAATTTCTTTTGGGTCAACACCCATGCGGTCAGCAAGCAAAGCTCTGACTCTTTCTCTCTCTACGAACTTTTGAAGTTTCATTTTGTTTGTCTTATCGTAACCCAGTTTTCCTGGAAGGTCCTCCATGTCTGCAATAGTTGGTTGTCCTTCAGGAGTGTCTACTCTTTTACTTAAGTCTGTTTTTGGATCTCTGATAACATTTTTAATTTGTTGCTCGTCACCTTTTCTCATAAGAGAAAGAAGACCTTTTAAAATACTTCCACCTAGTTGCATTGGTACACGGCCACCTTTATTCTTGTCTACAGGATCTTTTGCTTTTCTAAACTTTTCTAAGTCTATAACTTTTTCATCTTGAACTTCTTGCATTAACTTTGCAAGACCACCTGGTTTAGTCATTTTGTCAAAGTTTTTTATGTCAGCCATTTTTTCTTCAACGGCTTTAAGGTCTGCTTGTTTTTGTTTATTTGCTTTGAGAGCATCGTCTGTTGAAAATTTTGTAAACTCTAGATCATCCATATCTTTAATTCTTGTACCTGTTCTATCAACGATGTCTTCAAGAAGATCCATCTTCATGCCCATTTTTTCTCTGGTATCAATATAGGCTTCCAACATTTCGTCGTCATCCATTCGCATCATTTTAGGACTGCCTGGTGGGTATGCTTCGTTAGCAGCATCAACTAAAGCTTCTCTAGCTTCTTCTTTACTAGATCCAGTTTTTGTAGCAAACTCTTCTAGTTTTTTATCAAGCGATGTAAACTCAAGTTTTGCAAAACCTCTAGCTGCAGGATCATCACCTGATTGAATTATTCCAATAGCTTCGTCTTTGCTTTCAATGTCTTTTAATATTTTTTGTAGTACAGGGATTTGTTCGTCTATCTTTTTTGTGCCAGCTTCAACACGGTTTTGCATGTCAACTAACATTTCTGTTATTTCTGTTTTCTCTGCAACAGCTAGCCTGCTCGGTAAAAGCTTATCAAGTATTCTTTTTATTAACGATCTAAATAACATTAATAGTACGTCCTTTGTTGCTGTGGCAACTCCTCATCCTCGTAGTCATCTGGGTGATCTATGAAGCCACCTTGTCTAAATCTCATTACGGCTTGAGTCATGCTATCCACTAAGTCATCGTGTTCACCAAGTGGGAATG